ATGGAAGTAAAAAAGACAAAACCGGTGCGCGAAGCTTTGCAGCTTGCAAACCTGTTAATCGAAACGGACGGCGCAGCGGTCGGTGAGATTGTTGGCGAAACCGGAACCGGAAAAACTCAGGCCGCGCATGCGGTATTAACTGAATTTAACGGCGTGCGGATTTGTTGCCATGAGGGTATGACCAGGTATCAGTTAGTTGCCCGCATTACTGCCGGGCTGGATATCGAAGGGCCATCGACGCGCTGGCTTGAATTGCTTGAGAAATACCCGCACCAGGTTGGGTACCGCCCGATCGTGATTGTCGATGAAGCCAATAAGCTTAAATGGCAGGCGCTGGAAGTATTGCGCTATATCGCGGATGAATGCGGATTTGCCGTGTTGCTGGTTGGTACCGAGCTCTATGAACGGCAATTCTCGAATGCAAGAACCCGGCCATTGCTTTTGCAACTGGGGCGCAGGATTGGCGCCAAGCGTGTACGCATGGGACATCTTGACCGCGCCGATTGTGCACGCTTTCTGCTACACCCTAAATTTGGGGAGGTTGATAAGGAGGTGGCGACGCGATTCTGGACGGGATGCAGGCGCGGCAACTGGGGCGAAGCAGTTGAGCTGGCAGGCGAATGCCTGCGCCTGGCACAGGTGAACAACACGCAAACGTTAACGATGGGCGTGCTTGAAGCTGCGCTGAACTGGTTTGCCAATCGCCGTGATGCTGCATGAGTCTCACATTAAATGAGATTTCCAGTGTGCTCGGGGTATCGAAACCAACCGCGTCCGCGCTTAAAAACGGCAAATATAAGGCGGCCGATACAGTCGCCAAGTATGAGGCTTTGATTAATGTGGTTGAAAAGGCAGCAAACAAAAGCGACAGCAAGACCGACCCGGACAGTATATGCGCAGCATGTCCACGGGATGATTGCACCGGATGCAGATTGGCAGAGTTAATTAACTTATAAGGAGATGACCGATGAACGAAAGATGGGCCTGTGAAAATCCGGGTGCTGTGCAGATTCTGGCTAAATATGCCGCGCCATCAATTACGACAGATGGTTCGTTATATGTGGCCAGGGCTTGCGATATCCCTCAGATGATTGATGAGCTGAAAGAGCACTTTGTTACAGAAGAAATGATTAGGGAGTCACGATGCAAACAACAGAATTAACACAAGAGAACATTCGCCCCAATGTGCCTCACGGCTATATGCGAAATGCACAAGGGCACCTGGTGCCCGATGAGCTGGTGCCGGATATCGACAAGGCGCGCGATGAACTGGTGCATGAAATTATAGGCAATGCTGAACGAATGCGCGATCAGATGGCTGCTTTTAAAGAAACGGTGATGGGTGATTTGCGCGCGTTTGTGGATTTGTCCGCTGAAAAGTACGGCGTGAAAATGGGCGGCAGCAAAGGTAACACCACGTTCGCCAGTTATGACGGTCGCTATAAAATCAGAATCGATGTGAGTGAATACATCACATTCGATGAGCGCTTGCAGATTGCCAAGGAATTAATTGATCGGTGCATCCATAAATGGGCCCAGGGCAGCGGTGCTGAAATCCGTGCACTGGTTGAGCATGCCTTCCAGACAGACAAGGAAGGCAAGATATCAGTCGGCCGCGTGCTTGGATTGACGCGCCTTAAAATCGACGACGAACAATGGCAGTCAGCAATGAAGGCTGTGCATGACTCAATGCAGGTATCCGGCACCACTACTTACATGCGCATCTACCGGCGCGTGGGCGATAGCGACCAGTATGAACAGTTATCGCTTGATTTCTCAAAACTGTAATAACAACAACGGCAACGCCTGGCCGGGCGAATTGTGCAAAACAGGAGCAAAAATGCAAAACACAAACACCAAAGCTAAAAAACCAAGCTACGACATGATTAATAAACAAGGCGATTGTTATCCGATCGATCATGAGCTGCAAGAGATCATCCACGAGGGATTCAGGCGGCTGATTGAGATGCAGGATGATAAGGACTTTGTTAGCGGTGCTAACGACTTGATACGAAATAACCTGGGCGGAGATATCGAAATACAGGGCGATCTCGGCGCGATCTATGCCACTAATATGATTGGGTTGCAGGTAAATAATTTATCCCGGCTAAGAGTGGTTTTGGAAGATGATTTTGCAAAGCTGATTGAAAAGGACAATCCAACGGCCGAGATAATAAAAGTTGCATGCGATGCAGACGATCCGCGTGCGCCACGTGTTCGTGAGTGCGTCACTATTAGAAAGACCGTCAAAATCGAATGGAGACCTAACAATGTTCGCAACATTAGACATTAATTCGGCTCTGGTCGGATTGTTCGTCGGCATGTGCGCCGGGTTTGTGATTGGCTTGCTGGTAATCGCCGCAACCAATATCGGCAAAGGAGAACAATAATGCAACAGGCCAGGCGAAGCACTGACAGCAGCAATACGCCAGTTAACCGCAGAGCGCTGCTTGGCCTGGCACATATGGCGGCCAAGCAGTTGCGGTGGGATGACGATCAACGGCGCAGTATTCAAAAAACCAAAACCGGCAAGGAATCATTGAAAGATATGAGTGACAACGAATTGCTGGACTGGTGCTGGCATTTAAAACGATTAGGCGCTGAAATCGGCATCCCGCACCCGCCCAGGCGCGGCGCTAAAAGCTGGGACAGGCCGACTACCCGGCAACTGGGTGAAATTGAGCAGCTTGCGTTTCAGTTCGGGTGGATGGATGGCCTTGACGATGAACGTTTAAATACATTTATAGAGCGCACCACCAAGGTTGAGAGTGTCCGGTTTTTGATGCGCTGGCAGGCGACCGACGTGATATCGGGTTTACGCCGGTGGAGAAAACAGATAGATGAAAAACAACCTGAACCGGAGAACGCATGAACATAGGCCGCTGCCCGGTTTGCCACAGCCATATCCAGCTTGAAGCTGTAGTGCAGGATGAGGCCATGAGCAAATTAATCGGCATTTTGTCAGGTATGGACGGCCAGCTATCGCGCCCGCTTGTTTCCTATCTCGGGTTATTCCGGCCAGCCAAACGCGACCTGGCTAATGACAGAGCGTTGCGTTTGTGTCTGGAAGTGATTGATTTGACTTCCGACCGTGACCGCCTGGCAGCGGCTGTGGCGCAAACAGTCGAAATGATACGGACAAAAGGCGGTGGCCCCTTGAAAAACCATAATTACTTAAAACGCGTACTTGAAGGCATTGACACGGCATCAAACATGCCGGTGCAGACAAGAAGGCAAGCCGGAGTCAGTAAATCAGAGCAAGCGTTGATGAATATCGAGAGTGTCAAGGACAGGTATGAGTAACAAGGCGCAGAAATGGTTTGCGGTAGCGATAGCCAGCGGGGTGCAGCGATTGTATGTACTGAGTCTGGACGGAACCCCAGCAGCAAAAACCATTGAGCTGACCACCGCCACCTGGATAGATGTTTTATGGCCGACGCGCGCATGGTGCGCCGAATTAGATGAGACAAGGATCGCTGAAGCGTTCCGTCAGTTAGCGCTTCATTCGGATCGCTGGCCAGTGCCAAAACAGCTACTACTCAGACTGCCAGCCAGGGTTGAGCCGCTGAAACTGACCGCGCCCACAAACAGCAAAAGCGAAATAGCAAAGGCTGCAATCATGGAAATGAAACAGAGGGTTGGATTATGACAGTGAATGCAGAAATGCCGGAGTTACTCAACGAGATTGCAGATAAAACAGCCAGAATCCTGCGTGAACGGGTTGGTACCGACAAAGACCTGGCTGCGCATGTCGGTGCGGAACTGGCGCGCAACCTTGCTGAAACATGGGGCGGCCAGACAGTCTATATCCCGCAAGGTATAGGCATGTACATCCATGAACGCGACGAGCAGATATTCGCAGAATTCAACGGAACCAACCATGCCGAACTGGCGCGTAAATACAAAATCAGCATGCAGTGGGTATATAGCATCGTTAAGAAAATGCGTGCTGCCAAATTTGAACAAATGCAACCATCATTATTTGAGGATTAACTATGTTAACAGCCGTACAAATAGCGGAGATACTAAAAATAACCGACAACGCTGCGCACAAGATAGCCAGGCGCGAAGAATGGGAAAGCCACAAGAGTGTTATCAATAATGCCAGCACGCGGGTGTATCACGTTACGCCCGAAGCGATACGCGATTATAAGATCGCACGCAGGAACAGAGCAAGGGTGTCGCCAGTAGAAAAACGAAAAATCAAGGCGGAGCAGCAGGCGCAATGCATCAATAATATTTTTAGCGTCATGGACGGCGCAAGAACAACCCGGATGAAGAAAATCAAAGCCGCATAAACAATCAGGGGCTGGTATTCACTACCAACCCCTGAAGCTTCTTAAAAGTGATCTATGAAAAGATCAAATGTTTTATCGGCAGGGTTTTTGAAAGGTTTAGAAAAAAATGACGTTTAGTAAAGAACAGTGGTTAGATTTGGAAGATGAATTGTCCAGGCCATTTGGACGCGTGAAGCTAAAGTGTGATGGCTATGAAATCACTGCTGCAGTCGAAAGAACCAAAATGAAACTGGTCGTCAGTATATATATCAACGGTTTTATGAAAGGAAAATGGCTGCTTGATCAGGATTGCGATGAATCAAGAAAATTTTTACGCCGTGTAAGGAAGTATTTAGTAAATGGCAAAAAGCGTACCGAGCTACTGATAAAGTCACGAAAAAGGGGTGCGCACAAGGAAATGCGTGAATTTTATCAAGGCTTGCTGGATCGGCATTCATTCTATGTTTTGCCATATTGGCCAAATCCCAAAGCTTTCTTTCGCCATATCAGAAAAACATGTGCTGAAATTGAATTGATGGATGATCATAATTAGCACTTAATTTTATTAACATTAACAACAGCATGGGAGAAAAAAATTAAAAAAAAGATTATTCTGTTTTCCCGTCGGGTGCGGGAATAAAAAAGTTAAGCTCAACCAAGAGGTTCGGCTTTTAAAATAATTTAAACAAAAAAGGACAAATAACAACAATGAATAAAAAATTGATCGTAGCAACAACATCTTTAGTAATCACACTTTCCGGCTGTGCGACCATGTTTAATGGATCAACCCAACAGGTTGCAATTCGGAGCAATCAGGCTGACACTGAGCTGTATGTAAATGAAGCGTTTGTAGGAAAGGGCAATACGGTAACCACTTTCAAGAAAAAAGAAGACTACCTGATAACGGCGCGCAAAGAAGGTTGCAATTCGGTAACTGTACCAGCAACAAAATCGTTTGATGCAACCACGTTGCTTGGGGTTTTCATCGATTTCGGTCTGATTTCAATTTTGGCCATTGACGGTGCGGGTACGGGTGCATGGAATAAATTCGACCAGACCAGTTTTGTTATCGATCCGCAGTGTCCGCAACCAAGCGCATGGCTAATACCGCATAATCCGGTCATACAGTCTAACGCATGGCTACTGCCATACAATACAATTTGATGTAAGTATCAATTAGAGTAGCAGGTGTAGGCCCGGTTGGCATTGCGTAATCGGGAATTTTGTCTGCGTGAAACCCGGATTACGCTGCGCTAATTTGGCCTACTTGTTAGAATACAGCATTGTTATAATAGCATGAGAACTTTGAACCCAAAAAACGAAACCCCCTAATGATAGGCCAATTACAACTACAAATCCTACAATCCACAAGATAATTTTCTGATATCTTATCCTGCTCTGAAGCAAATTAAAAATATCATTGAACCTAGCCTCTACATCAGAAAGTTCAGATCTTAATTGTCGTTTCTGACGTTCTACTTCAGTTTTCAGAATTTCTAGAATATGCGATTGATTTACAAGTAGAAAGATCAAAAAAATCCCGAATATAAAAGCACCAAGTAGAATAGCTGTATTAGTTATAAAAACAGAAGAGTTGACCAAATCAGCTTTCTTCATCTGAGTGGCTACAATTACAGTAGCAGCCGGAATTCCAAGTAGCTGACCCTGAATTTCTGAAAGAATTTTATGAATCTTGGTTGTATATTCAATTTTTAACGATTCAATTTCGTCTCGTACTTTTTCATAAGAAAAAGCCGAAAGGAATACAGAATGTTGTGACTTTATGTCTGACAAAACCGTTTCTAAGTTTTGTAGGATATGGGGAATTCGATTGTTTGATACAATACCTCGTGACCGTCGAATAACTACATTAGCCACGGCTTCAAGGCGATGTTTTTGATGAAGTGGTTCTGAACAGAAATTTTCAAATGCTTCTATATTCTGTGGTTTTACTGCCTTCAAGTCATCAAGTGAAATGTTGATTGGCAGATCAACAAGGCCGACACCATCAGCAAAGACTAACTTTCCTTTATCCCTATCAACTACTGTTGCAGCTTCACTAAGTTGCAAAATTATTCGATGAAGCGCTTCCAAATTAGCAGCTTCATCTGGTTGCGGTTGATCTTCAGATGACCAATCATCGTCGATGATATAGAAATTGCCAATTGGCTCCAAGAGACGAGAACCATTTCCAAGGAAAGATGATATATTTCGAAATACCGGGACACATTTGGGTGTAATAAGTCTTACTTGAACTGTAGCATTTAAATGGATATCATTTGTATCCGACAGAATAACTAATCCATAGTCCGTCGATGTGCTCTCATCAACAGCTGATCTAAGAAACGCACAAGTCTCATCATCGCAAACCTTGAGACTACCTTCTAGCGTACTATCATGCTCTTCTTTGTCTGTTAGTGCACGATAGATTTTGACAATATTGGCAAGCGCATTCACGATATAGAAAAATCTTCTTTAAAACGATCAACAAAATCATCAGGAACATTCTTTATTGTTAATACCTTATCGTTATCATTGAGAATTATTTCTCCATTAATAACAGCCTCTCTCTCGAACTTGATCTGCCATTTTTTTCCTTTACCTTCGAAACGAACGAGTCCCTTCAGAGCTCTTCTTTGAGGAGTAAAGCCATCAGATATCCCAGTTTCTGGATCATTTAAATGTGTTCGTAAGGCATTAGGGTCATTAGGCCAAATGTGATTGCATAGAATATCAATGCTGACTGGTGCAGATTCTTTGGCACATTTATCAAGATACTGGAAAGCCGCCTGCCGGGCGGCTTCACGCTGGTCATCAGTAGCGCTCAGAGTACTCACTGCTTTCCGTATTGATTTGACCAGGTGCATTGTTTCCTGCTGCCACGCCTTCGGATGAATACACCCTAAGAAACTCTGAAAATAATTAGACACATCATTAGAGCCGCCTTTCAGAAAGCTAATGTAACGGTCATCCCCATTGAGCCATTTGGTTATATTTACCCGACCAGCAAATCTCATCCCATTTAGATCGAGATGAATACTTTCGACAAGATTTAAATTGTCGTCTATAGCCGCACTCATTTTGTCAGTCAAAATAGTAACAACAAGCCATTGCGCCTCGCCATTGGTTATATCTGCAATAAGAACACTGCCACCTGTTGCAAGATTAGAACTAGCTTCGTTTGCTTTGACAAGTAATGTATTCATAAGAGCGATGCTAGTATCTACAAAATTGACCGCTTTTTCATGATAGTGTTTTCGAAGATTGAGTGCAGTGGGGTAGTTTATTTCGTCAGCTTCGAAAGTACCGTAAGATTTTCCTGATCTTTCCGTGTATGCCGTATGTATCTCACCGATTAGTCTATTCAAGGCTTCCGAAGAAGGCAAACAGGTGTTTCGTAATTGCAACGTGCCATCTGCGTGTTTTTCTTTGAGTATCTTGTGAGCAATTGCGGCAGTTGTGGTCAACAATTTCATTTCAGGTTCTCCAAAAAAACCAATAGTTAGCAACTACATTATGAATAAACACAAAATCGGTTTAGCAAAACATACCTACCATGTCAAAATTATTTGTTCGATTTAACTATACTAAATATTCAGGTACTTTCAGTTTTCGTGGGCAGAATCCGAATATGATTGTTTACCCAAAATGATAAATTTAACTTGTAAATCAGCGCGGCTATAATAGACAATTTAAACAACGATAACAAATTTTCACTCATTCAAAACAATGTGCAGATTAACAACCATGGCATCACTAATCTAAGACTAGATCACCAAATTTTTTATTATCTTCATCTGATTGACATCCAAACTATTTAATCATACCCTTCATCAGCATCAATAACCATTCCACCGGAATCCCTTCCGCCTTAACCCAATCTTTTCCCGCTGCCGTTATGGCGGCATGAAATCCCGAAAAATCACCAGCATTATTATTCATTGCGCTGCTGACCAAAAACTTCCTGTATAACGAATATGAGGCGCAAGAGGGAAACTGGAGAGGAAGAAACAGGCCGCCTGCATATTGCAAACTAGTATTAATTTATTTCCGACGTATTACGGGGTATGCTGACTTTATGAATACATTACGCAAAATTGTTAAGGTTTTGATTGATGTTGTGCGTATGTATATCAGCAATTTCGGCAACGATTATCTGAAGCGCTTGAAGGTGTAGAGGTATCGATTGATCCACACTCCAAAGCTTTTTGTGTAATGGATGTTCTAAGTACACCAGCTTTGCTATAAAATCGTATAGTAATTGACACACAACACGCTGCACAGATGGACGGGCGTCATCGTAACTATATACATCCTCAGTAACCATCAGATATATAAACATAATAGCTTCGGGTTCTGAGGACTCGTCACCGTCTATCATTTTTCCTGGCTCTATCAGCCAAGGGTTTTTCTTGAGAAACGCAAGTGTGGCTTTAAATGCATGATCTGAATTTACTGTTTTCACGAAAGACTTCCTGGGTATTTTTGAAAAATACAGTTATAACAAAAATACCTTCCGCTCATAATTTAAAAAAACAGGACTATTCCGGGCTTTTTTATTTCGATTGAGACTGAGGACGTCTATCGGCAATTTCGGCAACGATTATCTGAAGCGCTTGGTGATCAAGAGGTTTCGACTGATCCACAGTCCAAAGCTTTTTGTGTAATGGATCTCCTAAGTACATCAGCTTTGCCATAAAATCCAAAAAAAAGTGACGCACAATACGCTGGGCAGACAAACTGGTATCATAATAACTGCTTACATCCTGAGTAACCATATGATATATGAACATAATGGCTTCCGGTTCTGAGAGCTCGTCACCGTCTATCATTTCTCCTGGCTCTATCAGCCAGGGTTTTTTCTTGAGAAACACAAGCATGGCTTTAAACGCATGATCAGAGTTAACTGTTTGCACGAGAGGCTTCCTGAGCATTTGTGAAAAAAATCAGTTGTACCAAAAATGCCTTCCACTAATAATTAAAAAAACCCGGATTATTCCGGGCTTTTTTCTTGTCTTGGATCAATCGCCCACGTGTTACAGGTCTTGCAGATATACCAAACCTGTTTCGGATAATCAAAACCGGCTTCAAGCAGTATTTTCATACCGCAATCACAAAGCCGGTAGCCGCGCCGGTAGTCTCGCGGTTTGTTGAGTACGGACATTATTCACCCGGTATCATTTGATTGTACTTTCGGCCGCGATGCTGGTACCAGGCAACCCAGCCGAAAGCGCGCATTAACACCCAGGCGATACGGTCGACGTATGCCAGGCCGTTCACGTCGATACACATTCTTTCAAACAGATTGTCCCAGTACTTGCGACCAACGCCGTACCATTCCTTGTGAAAATTCCGGTTACCCTTTTCAATCCACAGGTAATCATAGCGGTACGCAAAATCATGAATCAGACTAGGTATAAACAGCAGGCCGGTCGGCGACATGATTGCCCACAGCGGCCGCGGGATCGATGCGCCATCAAATATAAAGCCAGCCGGTATCACTGCGATTGAGCCGTCCGGCAGCGTGCAGCGCCAATCTTCAACAACCTTCCATTTCCTTATGTGCGTTAGCCAGCGCCAGATGCGCGCCCATAGCGGGTAGTTTTTTGTGTATATCGGTACGGGTTCGATCTTTGGCATATCCATGTCGTTAAATCTCCATCGGTTGTCTGCGTTAAAACCCGTATTTCAACCGATTGCCCGGTATTTAAATATTAAACCGGTTTAATTTAGACAATCTTAAATATGCAGGATACTGACGGTTCTGCGGATGCTCTCGCAGTTTTTGCAACAAGCAACTTTTGCACGGTAACCCCATCCGGGTGGCAGCCCTACCCCGCGACCGGAAGCCGCAAAACGGGTCTCCCGGATGGGTTTACAACATAAAGGGATATGAAAAGAGCACTGGAACTTATTACAGACGCCGGAACCGGTCAGCTATCACACACCAAGCTGTGGACGAATATCGCTTATGCGGCCGCCACGTTTGCTTTTTTAAAGCTGGTGATATCGGATAGACCGCCAGGTATCGACTTGTGGCTGGTGTATCTGGGGATTGTTGGCGCGCACAACGTTACCAGCAAACTTTTATCGATGCGTTTTGGAGGAAAAACATAATGCCAATACTTGGCGTATACGGAATGATAGTCGCCATCCTGATCGCCATCGGTGGCGGTGTTGGCTACAAGATAAATGACCATTTCGCCAGCAGGAATCTCACGCAATGCGAAACGGAAAAGGAAATAATGGTGCGCGTGCATCGGGATGAGGCAACACGGCGCATCAAAAAGGCTGCGGAATCAACTGACAAAGTGATGGCTTATGTCATGAACCGCATCGCCGAAGCTGAAAAACAAAATCAGGAGGCACGCAATGAACTTAAAAAATATACGACTGGCCGCGATTGCCTGTCTGGCGATGCTCGCCGGGTGCTCGAGTCAGCCCCAGCGTTTGGAAAACAACGAGTGTCCGAGAATACCGCGCTCACTGTTACAGGAGCTGCCACCGCTGCCGCCGATCCCGGCAACAGGAAAGGAAGTGCAAGCGCAGTCACCACAGACACCGACATTGCCGGGTGGATTGGCGATGCATCCGAACTCTACGCAGAATGCACAGCAAGGCTTGAAGCAATCGAACAATGGGACGCCGGGATAAATGGACGACGCTGATATTGCAGGCGATCGAATTGATGCAGAGAGGGAGCGAATGATCGCGCAGGCAAGAAAAAGCCAGCCGGAGGCAGTGGCAACAGGCGCATGCCTGTTCTGTGGCGACCCGGTTGAGGATCAGATGCGCTGGTGCTCGCCGGAGTGCCGGGATGATTGGGAGTGTAGACGGTGACAGAAATAACCATTAATTGGTACATGGTATCCACAGTAGTCGGCCTGATTATTGCGTGGTCTGGATTTCTGGTTGGGGTAATCAAGTGGCTTTTGGCCAGAATGATTAAGGGACTGGAAGAACAAATAAGCGCAAGCAACCAGGATTGCATGGATAAATGGCTGACGTTGGAGAACAACCATAAACAGCTTGAATCCAGATTTATCAATCTTTTGGAGAGACTGCCGCTCGATTACCAGCGGCGTGAAGATGCAATCAGGGAATACACTGTAATCAATAGCAAGCTGGATCGGCAATATGGCTTAATGGTGGAGAATAAACAAAAATGATTTCACAGGATATTGTAGATATTGCCAGGGCTGAGCGCGAAACGCTTCGCTGGATTTTGCTTTATGCATTGTGGCACGCCAGGCCGTATGGAACCAGCGAGCATGTGCTGTTAAGAACGGCGCATGATATACCGCTGCGCGTAACATCCGACACGGTGCGGCGTGAGCTTGGATATCTGAAAGGCAAAGCGTTGGTTACCCTATCTGAAAATCAGCCTGTGTGGCAAGCAGAGATCACAGCCGAAGGCGAAGATGTGGTCGATTATCGCGCAGACGTTCCACCAGGAATCGCCCGCCCGGTTAAGTGGTAATAAAATAAAAATGGCAAGACAATCCAAAATTGACGCCCTGCCCGCAGAAATCAAAGAGTGGCTGGATAATTCGCTGGCCGACGGCAATTTCAGCGGTTACCAGTTGCTGTCGGATGAACTTAAATTGCGCGGTTATGATATAAGCCACGCGTCGGTTCATCGCTACGGCCAGAAGATTGAAAAGCGCATGGCAGCCATTCGCGCTGCTACCGAAGCGGCGCAGATACTTGCAAGGAATACCCCAGACCAATCGGATGAACTAAGCGCGTCGGTAATCCGCATGGCGCAATCTGAACTATTCGACGTGATGGTGGATTTGCAAGAGGCCGAAGCAGAGAACGACCCGGCAAAGCGGGTCAAGTTATTGAGCCGGGCTGCACTGGCAATATCCAATCTTGCACGGGCAAAAGTAATTCACCGCAAGTGGCAGGATGAAGCCAGGGAGCGCACCGAAAAAGCCGCGTCTGCTGCCGAGAAGATCGCCAGAAAAGGCGGCTTATCCGCTGAATCTGTTGACCAATTACGCCGTGAAATACTAGGGATTGTTGAATGACCATCCCTGTCAGCATACCTGATACAGCTAGATTAAATGCCGTCCCTGCAGTATTAATGGGTTATCAGCAGCGCTGGGTTGCTGACGATTCACCGTTAAAGGTAATTGAAAAATCACGCCGCACCGGCTTGACCTGGGGTGAAGCGTCAGACAATGTACTCACCGCCGCATCCTCAGGTATCGCGGGCGGCCAGAATGTGTACTACATCGCCTACAATCAGGACATGACGATTGAATACATCCAGGCGTGTGCGATGTGGGCCAGGATTTTCAATCATGCCGCATCAGAAATTGAGGAAGGCATCTGGGATTCCGAAGATGACGCGGACAAGCACATCAAAACCTACACCATCCGTTTCCCCGGTTCTGGTTTCCGTATCGTGGCGTTATCCAGCCGTCCGTCCAACCTGCGTGGCCGTCAGGGAATCATCGTAATAGACGAAGCCGCATTCCATGAGAAGCTGGATGAACTGCTAAAAGCTGCGTTGGCAATGCTGATCTGGGGTGGCAAGGTTCGGGTTATCTCTACGCATAACGGCCAGGATAATCCATTTAATGAATTGATTACCGATATCCGGGCTGGCAAACGCAAAGGCACAGTTCACCGGGTGACATTCAAAGAAGCGGTTCAAGATGGTTTGTACCGGCGCGTGTGCATGCGGTTGGGTATAGAGTGGACGGCCGAAGGCCAAGACGCCTGGACAAAAAGTGTTTATGAATTCTACGGCGACGGCGCAACCGAGGAACTGGATTGTATTCCATCTAATTCAAGTGGTGCATGGTTGTCCCGCGCGTTGATCGAGTCTCGTATGTCGACCGATACACCGGTACTGCGCTGGGAATGCAAAGATGGGTTTGAGGTGCTGTCGGATTCTGTGAGGTATACAGAGTGTCAAGACTGGATTGAGTTGAATCTCAAGCCGCTGCTCGATTCCCTGCCAAAAGAATGCATTTCATTCAATGGTGAAGACTTTGGGCGTACTGGTGATCTGACCGTGCACGCGCCTTTAATCCAGATGCAAAATCTTGTGCGCAGAATGCCTTTTTTGATTGAGTTACGCAATGTGCCGTTCAGGCAACAAGAGCAGGTCTGCTTTTATTTGATTGATGGTTTGCCTAAATTCCGGGGCGGTGCATTTGATGCGCGTGGCAACGGCCAATTCATGGCCGAAGTAGCGATGCAGCGATACGGACAGCAGCGAATTGAGCAAATCATGCCGACAGAAGGCTGGTACCGGGAACACATGCCGCCGGTCAAGGCTGCACTGGAAGACGGCACCTTGATTGATCTGCCAAAAGATGCGGATGTGCTGGATGATCTTAGGATTGTGCAGATGGTCAGGGGCGTGCCTAGAGTGCCGGAAACACGTACAACCGGGCAGGACAAAGGCAAACGCCACGGCGATGCAGCGATCGCCATCGCGCTGGCCTATTACGCCAGCCGGGAGATGCAGGGCGGGCCGATTGAGTTTATGAGCGCAGGCAAGCGCGAAGCACCGCCAACCGGGTTTGCCGGTTTCGGTGGCGGCCGTATTAATTGGGGTGGATTTAATGGCAGATAAAGTAGAAAAGCCAGAGTTTCAGGAAATAGCAACCAGCCGGGATGGGCGCGATATTACGCGCGGATGGCTTACGGCATTAATGCATGCACCGGTCGATGACAAGATACTGGTTGAGCGCGGCGGCGGTGATTACAAGGTTTATGAAGAAGTGTTGCGCGATGACAATGTGCGCGCCGGAGTCAACCAAAGAATATACGGCGTTATCGCCAAGCCGTGGGAAGTCAAGCCAGGTGGAGACAGCACGGCAGACGAAGCGGCCGCTGAATTTATCGAAGCGCAAATAAATTCCATTGGGTTTGACAAAATCACGTTGCAAATGCTGCATGGCACTTTCTACGGGTTTTCGGTGGCGGAAGCGATCTGGGCGCGTGACGGATCAAAAATCGTGCTGGGTGATATCCGTGTTCGAAACCGCCGCCGCTTTGCGTTTGATGGCGAGGGCAATCTTCGCCTCAAAACATTCAACGATATCATGCCCGGTGAACGCATGCCGGATCGCAAGTTTGTTGTAGCTACATTCGGCGCGGATCATCATGATGCGCCCTATGGTTTGGGTTTGGCGCATTACCTGTACTGGCTGGTGTGGTTGAAACGCAATGTGACGCGGTTCTGGGCGGTGTATCTTGAAAAATTTGGCACGCCGACAGCGCTTGGGAAATATCCACGCAATACCAATGAGGATGAGCAGCAAAAATTGCTCAGCGCATTGCGGGCAATACAGCGCGATGCAGCTGTCGTGATACCGGAAGGAATGGAAGTTAATCTTATCGAAGCGCTGCGCAGCTCTGCGGCGGATCATCGCCAGTTCATTGACCAGGTAAACGAAGGGATACTGCTGGTTTGTCTGGGACAATCCGGTACGGTCAAAGGCACGCTCGGCAAATTAGGTGGAGAGACAGAGCGCGAAGCAGTCAAGGACGCGATCCTTAAAGCTGACAGCGACATGCTGTCGGAGCGGTTCAATCGAACCATTGTTACCTGGTTAACTGAGTGGAACTTCCCTGGTGCGCAACCGCCGACCGTTTACCGTGTATTTTCGGATGAAGACCTTGACACCCGCATCGAACGCGACAAGAAAATATCCGAAATGGGATTCCGGCCTACGCTGAAATATATCCATGAAACGTATGGCGGCGAATGGGTTGAAGCCAGCCCGACACCTAGAAATAATCCCGATAATCTCACGCAATCCGACGCGAAAGGTAATAAACAATCCGCCTTTGCTGAAAATGATGAGATTGATCATGACCCCACATCGATAGACAGCCAGACCGATATGCTGGCCGGGCAATCCGGTAAGGCAGGCGCGGTGATACTGGATCACGTGCGCAAGTTGGTCGGTGAAGCCGACACACTGGAACAACTGCGCGATGACTTGCTGGCAGCGTATGGCGATCTGGACAGCAGTCAACTGGTTAACGTGATGGAACTGGCGTTCATCGCCGCTGATTTATCCGGGCGCTATGACGCCCAGGAAGAAGAATGATCTGGCTGGATGAATCGCAATATTGCCTGCGCATTATCGACGGCGACCCGTCACAAAGACCGCCCTATCGTGCCGTCGGTAGTATCTACATACATGGCGATGTGGCAATACTGTCCGGCTTTCATGGCCAGGTCATGCGTGCCGATTTGAGCGAATTCCTGGCTAAGATGCACGATCGCAAAATCAATCACCTGATTTTGGAGCGCACCGGCAATCACCGTATTCCTTTTGCAAGAAAGATTAACACGCCGGGCGGACCGTTTCACGGCTGGTGGCATATAAACTTAGGGGCAATCAATGTTTGAACTGAGCAAGCGATCGATTAACAGGCTGCATAACGTGCACCCGGATCTGGTTATGGTGGTCAGGCGCGCAATTGAAATCACGCAAGCCGATTTTACCGTGCTGGAAGGCTTGCGCTCGCCTGATCGCCAGGCGGCATTGTTTCGCTTAGGCTCAACCAAAACAATGAATAGCCGTCACTTGACCGGCCATGCCGTTGATCTTGCCGCCCTGGTTAATAACGAGGTTAGCTGGCAGCCGCATGACTACATGCCGATAGCCATCGCGATGAAAACCGCAGCCAGCGAATTAAAGGCGCCGGTTCAGTGGGGTGGAGATTGGAAAACATTTAAGGATTATGCGCACTGGCAGTTGCCGTGGCGGGAATATCCTGCGCATGAGATTGAGCCGGTGATTAAAAGTGCGCACAGATGAACTTTTGCAAACGCGATAAAACGCTATTTAAGCGACTATTATGCGCCCAGACATATAATGGGTTATGTCAGCACAAAATAACAAAAAGTGAACCCCAATTGAACCCCTTAAAATCGATTCTGTATTGGGGGATCAATGCCGCTTAAGCTATCGCCGACACAAATTGCATTTAATGCGCGCGGCGATGGAAGGTTTAACCGGCCATTCCAGGCGCAGGTTGATTTCTTCCGCAGCAAACTCAATCTGCCGACCGAACGTTATGACGACGTACTCAAAGCAGCGCATGACCGGGCGTTTATGGTGGCCGGTGCGTCCAAGGCGGATCTGCTGAATGATCTGCGTATTTCAGTTGACAATGCGATCGCCAATGGCGAATCAATCGGTGCATTCCGAAAACGTTTCGACGATATTGTAAAGAAACATGGGTGGGAAGGTTGGACAGGATCAGACAGTAGGGCCGGGCGCGATTGGCGCACGCGGATTATTTACCAGACTAACCTGTCAACAAGTTACGCCGCAGGACGATTCAAGCAGTTAAACGATCCAGACCTGGTGGCTGTGCGTCCGTACTGGAAATATATTCATAATGACACCGTAGCGCACCCGCGCCCGCTGCACGTGAGTTGGTCTGGCATGGTACTACATAAGGATGACCCGTGGTGGAAAACGCATATGCCGCCAAACGGCTGGGGTTGCCGGTGCAGGGTCAAGGCTGTGCGCAAATCTGAATTTAAGAACGAGAAAGCACCGGATAACGGTTCGTTCAAACATATCGATGCCCAGGGAAGCACGCACACGGTTCCGAATGGAATTGATTTCGGGTTTGATTATCAGCCCGGAGCGAACACGGATACCAGGTTGCGCGAGTTCGTGCAGCAGAAATTGATCAAGCATCCGCCCGCGATCAGCCGAGCATTAAGCCGTGATGTGAATCGGTATATCAATGCGTCCGAAGATATTGCGGGGTTTGCATCCAGGGCGATGACTGACAGGACAAATCAGGAAACGCTGTGGCTTGGGTTTGTTGAAAATGCGGATGATATCAAAGCGCTGATTGATGAAGACATGACAGGACATATGGTGCTGCTGTCGTCCGATGCCGTGCGCCATATTGAAAAAAGCCGCGCTTTTGATGGAAAGAATCAGCGCCCAGTAACGGACGCAGACTTTGCTGGCGTGATGGATGGATTGCTACGTCACAACGAGATCGCCAAAAGCAAGCCAACAAAATCGGGAAACAAAACTTTTGTAATCACGGCGACAGAGAATAATGAACGTAAAAGGATGGTGTTTGAGGTGCTGGGTAAAAAACAGCGGGCTATATCGTTGTTGTCGATGGTGATCAGGAAGAAATGAGGCAGGCGGTGCTTCAATGCTGCGCTTTGCTGCGCCCCTTGAGCTACACGTCCGAAACGTTGCCGCCTTTGGAGGTTAAATATTAGCATACAATCATGATCAATATCCACCTTGAAGTAGATGATCGAAAAGTAGTGCAAATGTTGCAGCGTTTAATCAATGCCGCAGAAAATCCGCGCCCGGCGTTACTTGAAATAGGCGAAGACCTGACGGATTCAACCAAAGACAGGTTCGGATCAGAGGCCGGGCCGGACGGCGAGCCCTGGGTGCGCAACAACCCGGTAACGATTGTCAGCAAGGGGCGCGATCAGCCGTTGACAGGACGCGGCACGCTGATGGATCAGATCGGTTACCAGCTGACCGGCAACGACACGCTGGAAGTCGGCAGCCCTACGGTCTATGCCGCCATGCAGCAGTTCGGTGGCACAAAATCAGAATTCCCTCACCTTTGGGGCGATATCCCTGCCCGGCCATTCATTGGCATATCCGAAGAAGACGGTCAAAAGATTATTGATACCTTCAACGATTATCTGAAAGATCAAATCGGCTAAAAATACTAAACCGCTTTAATTTAAACATCTGATATACCGGGCTATTCTGTCCGGTATGAATATCGAAATACCCATTTTTTCATCCGGCACGCATACCGCCATGAATGGCGTGGAGCGTACCTATACCGATGATGACCTGGCGGCAATGGCTGCCGATTACGATCCCGATTTATTTGATGCGCCGGTAGTGATCGGACACCCGGAGCACAACGAACCGGCGTGGGGCTGGGTAGAGAGTCTGATGCTGCGAGACAGCGTTTTGTGGGCGGCGTTGCGAGATTTGCACCCAGACTTTGTTGAACTGATAAAAGCCAAACAGTTTAAGAAAGTATCCGCCAGTTTCTATTTACCTGAATCGACGATTAATCCAAAGCCCGGAGCTTATTATTTACGCCACGTCGGGTTTCTTGGCGCCGTCGCGCCGTCGCTCAAAAAACTGCCAGCAGTCAATCTTTCAGAAACAGATGGCGCGATTGTGTACGAGGAAAAAATGTACTACCACCCCGCCGCAAATCTCATGCAATCCGGGCAAACAGCAAACAGAACCCAAACTTTGAACCATACGGAGATCAATCCAATGCCTGACAACAAAGACAATGATCGCATCAAGGAAGTCGAAGCTGAAAATGCGCGCATTAAAGCCGAGAATGACCAGCTCAAAGCGCAATCCACCCAATATCAAGAACAAGCCGCTACTGCACAAACGGCATTGGCTGAGCGAGAGCGTGCCGCTATCCATGACAATCATGCCGCCTTCTGTGAAAAACTCGCCAGCGAAGGTCGCCTGTTGCCATCTACTCAGGCTGTGGCTGTGGCTGCGCTTGATTTGATAGCGGCGCAGGAAACACCGCTCGAATTTTCGGAAGGCGACGGCAAGGTGGAATTGACGGTGGATAAGTTCAAGGCCGCGCTTTCAAGCTTTCCCAAGGTTGTGGAGTTTGGTGAAAAGAGCGCCGATCACTCCGAGCCTGATGCCGTGCGCCTGAATGAGGATCAGTTGAAGATATGCAAAGCAACGGGCGTATCGCCGGAGGATTTCGCCGAGACTTTGAAAGCAGAGACGGCAGCTTAATCCGCATTATCCATTAGCGAATAACCAAAGGAGATAAAACATGGCACTCACAGCAGACCGCAACACACCGATGATGGACGCAGAATTAATCAACGTTCCAGTCGCGGCCAGCACCAAAATCTATGCCGGAAGCATTGTGGCTGCAAATGCGTCCGGTTATGCAACAAAAGGCGCGGTGGCCACCACGCTCACTTTTCTCGGACGCGCCGAAGAACAGGTGGACAATTCATCCGGAGCGAACGGCGCAAAAACAATCAATGTGCGCCGCCGGGCAGCATTCAAGTTCAAGAACTACGGTTCGGACGCAGTTACCCAGGCCGAGCTGGGCAAGACTTGTTATATCTATGACGATGAAACCGTGGCCAAAACCAACGGAACGGCAACGCGTTCAGCGGCTGGCATTGTTGTTGGCGTTGACACAGACGGCGTCTGGGTGCAGTCATAAGCCAATTAATTTTTAATTAGATTTAGGAGCAATCATGAGAGTTATTACTTTAATTGCCTGGGCCTGCCTGTTTTTGCTGGCGCTGGTGTTAATTCCCACCCATGCTGTGGCAATGGAACTTAACCCGACGCCAGATGACATGCTGATGCTCGGATTTTTAGGGCTGCTGGTAAACAAAGATACTATAAGCAATGTATTTATCAGCTTAAAGACCAGCTTTAACAATGCGTTCACAGCCGCGCCGACCATATGGCCTAAGATTGCAATGCGGATTGTATCAACCGCCGCCCAAAATGATTATTCCTGGCTGTCAAGATTTCCGAAAATGCGCAAATGGATTGGCGAGAAACAGGTCAAGGCGCTGGAAGCATTTAAATACACCATAGTCAATGATGACTGGGAGGCCACGGTTGAGGTCGACCGCAACGATATCGAAGACGACCAGCTCGGCATGTACGGCCCGCAGGCGCAAATGGCCGGGGATTCCGCCGCTCAGTTGCCTGATGAAATTGTGATGGATCTGGTCAATAACGGGTTTGCCAACCTGTGTTTCGATGGCCAATTCTTTTTTGATACAGATCACCCGGTAGCTGGCGCGAGCGTCTCAAATAAACTCACCGTAGCGCTCAGTGTGGCCACGCAAGCGGCAGCCATTGCCAGCTACGGCGCAGCCCGCACTGCCATGCGAAAATTCAAGGATGATGAGGGCCGCCCGCTCAACATCACCCCAAATGTCTTGTTGGTGCCGCCTGCTCTGGAGCATATCGCCCTGGCGATTGTGAACAACGACCGCCTGGACGACGGCAAGGCCAACCCATACAAAGGCACCGCTGAAGTTGTAGTGGATGCACGCCTGACTTCAGACACGGCGTGGTTTCTGCTTGATACCACAAAGCCGGTTAAGCCGTTCATCTATCAGGAGCGCAAAGCGCCGGTATTTGTCGAGCAAACCAGTCATGAAAATGACGATGTGTTCAGTCGAAAGAAGTTTAAATTCGGCGCGGAAGCGCGCGCGGCCGGTGGATATGGATTCTGGCAAACCGCGCTTGGATCGACAGGCGCTGGCTAATACAGATTGACATAGTTTGGAAGTGATCCCGGATCACTTCCAGCCTTAACCATCATTTATCGGAGTATTCAATGGCTAAAACGAATGACGAAAAAAAACCAACACAAACACCACCTGAGCTGCCACCCGAGGCTGCGGCCGAAAGCAAGAAAGAACAATACCTGGTTGTGACCGCTAGCCGTGAAGGATTCCGCCGGGCCGGTTATGCGTTTGGAAAAGAGCCGGTACGGCTGGCATTGACAGACCTGACCGCCGACCAGGTTGCGATGCTGAAAGCGGAATCAATGCTTTTTGTACGTGAGGTTGCAGAGTAAAAATGGCCTATTGCACCCAGCAAGATATGGTCGACCGGTTCGGGAACAACGATCTGGTCGAGCTCACAGACCGCACGCAGCTTGGTGAGATTGACGTCGCCGTGCTGAATGCGGCGATTGCTGATGCTACGGGCGATATCGATATGTACCTGTCTATCCGGTATACCCTGCCACTGGCTGTGGTGCCTGCCGTATTGACGCGGCTTTGTTGTGATATCGCGCTATTTTATCTGCATGGCTCTACTGTAACCGATGCTGTTTCAGACCGGCACGGCGCAGCGATTGATCTGCTGCAGTCAATTGCAAAGGGCACTACTGACCTGGCTGTGGGCGAGGCATCCGGTGACGGCGCAGAAGTGGCGTATTCACCGGGGGCCAAGGTATTCGATGAGTCCGGGAACTGGCCGTGATTGCCAATCAAGATCACGCCGCAACTATTGAGCGCAGCCTGAAGAGCGCCCGGATATTTGCGGCCAGACTGCGATACCAGGCGGAAGGCACGATCATGGATGTGGATGATCTGGTGCAAGAAGGCATGGTCGGTTTTCTGGAAGCTGCATGCAGGCATAAAGAAAGTGGCGGCGCGTCGGTTTCAACCTTTGCGGCAAGCCGCATGCAAGGTGAAATGATGGACGCAATAAGGCGTGTGCGTGCCCAAAAGAGAATGCCAGCCGGTGGCGTAATTGACCTGGATTCAATAAACGAGATCGCCGGATTCGACGGCCGCGAACTGATTAATGTATTGATGCGCGAACAGTTGCTTGATGCGGTTGTAGATTGCATTAATAAACTGGCAACCGGGCAGCGTGAAGTCATACAGAAAATTTATATTGACGGCATGAACGCAAAAGAAGTCGCGGCGCAACTGAATGTAACCGAGGGTGCAATATCTCAGCGGCATAAGGGCGCGATTGGGCGGCTGCGTAAACTGCTTACAGACAAAGAATCAATTAACTGAAAATGGAGACGAAGATGCAACGAATAAAGCAACTGTTTTTAACATTGTCACTGGTTACATTGTGCTTGTTGTCCGGCGTGTCGAGTGCCACGTCGCTGTCGAATTACCTAGAAAACAAACTGATTGATACGTTCCTGCGTGGCCAGGCGTACACCATGCCGACCACGGTTTATGTCGCGCTGGCCACTACATCGGGATCGGATGCGGCCTGCGGGACGGAAGTCACCGGCGGCAGCTATGCGCGAGTCGCTGTCACCAGCTCAATGGCGAATTGGGCTGGGACGCAAGGCGCAGGCACAACGGTTGCCAGCTCAGGAACTGGCGGAACCACCAGTAACAACAATGTAATCACCTTTCCGTCACCCACTGCCAACTGGGGCCAGGTGGTCGAGTTTTGCGTTTTTGATGCGTCGACAAGCGGCAATCTGCTATTTCGGGAGGCGTTGACAACGAATAAGACTATCAATAACGGGGATGCCGCGCCAAGCTTTGCTGCCGGTGCGTTAACGTTGCAGATCGATAACTAATAATCGGGAAACAGTCGTGATTACATTTACCGACGCACATCGCAAGCGGATGATCGAGGAAGCCGCATCCGGTGTTGTCAACTTGCAACGGTCGGTGCGTCAGAATGCAATCACGCACAAGCAGTGGGCCGTCGGTGAATTGTTCAGTTTAAATGAGTTACAGCAACGTCTGAATGACACGCTGGCCGCTTATGAGTCAATACGTGCAAAGTTGCGACACTTTCGAGATGTGGTCATTCAGTCAGACCCTGGGTTCTTGTCTGTCGGTGATTCCTTGAAGTTGACCCTATCAAGTGTTGGAACTGTTGGCGACGAGGTTGCAAACGCCATTGATACTTTTGCAGCAATGCCGCGCACGACATACGCCGATATTATCTCGGCCTGTGATTATTTGATAACAAATGTTGACGCGCCGCCAAGCGTTTGGGATTAGGTTGTGGCAAAGCAAGAGATTAATTTTCGTGCAACAGACGGATACCGGGGAGACGACAGCGCAGATGCGTTCGTCATGACCAGTAGCAACCTTGTTTATCCGAACGCAACTCCACAGGGATTTACCGTGGGGTGGACAGATTCTGGCAGCTTGGGAACGGGAGACAGGAGTCTCAGTGTAGACGCCAGGCTGGCCGGTGCGCATTTCCTGGCATTCAACGCGCCTACAAGGATTTTCCGTGTAACCCTGCCCGCTGCCGGTACATATGATATCCGTCTGGCGTTGGGCTATCCATCATTTACACATTACGGAAAAGTCGATATGTACGATGGCGCGTCATTTGTAACGACCTTGGCCGATAAGAGCGGGCAAACCGGCGGAAATTGGGCGGATGCTACAGATACGGCATATAGCGGCGCGGATTGGCCCGGAAGCAATTCAGCATATAGGCATACATTCACAAGCACGGACGTATATTTTCATTTGGAGAATAACGGTGCTGTGGTCGGCAATCGCTTCCTTGCGCACATCGCACTAGAAAGCGTAGGCGGCGGCGCGGCAGAGCTTGCAGGCGATGCGACGGCCGCAGCAAATGCAGCCGGTGATATCACAACGGAAATACCGCTCAACGGCGCGTCAATCGTTGTCGCTACGGCAACCGGCGCACTTAACGCGCCGATTACCCTGTCGGCTGACGCAAGCGCGATCGCCGCAGCCACCGCCAGTCTGACAACAAAAATACAGCTTGCAGGCAATAGCGTTGGCAACGCGGATGCCACGGGCGGGCTGGATACAGGCATCACCCTAGGTGGCGATGCGGCCGGGCAATCAACGGCTGCGGCCGATATGACGGCCACAATAACATTATCCGGTGCGGCTGTTGCGCAGGCGCTGGCCAATGCGGGCATTGATACGTCAATCTTATTGTCCGGCAATGCGGGCGGCCAGGCTGACGCCACCGGAGATTTGGGCGGCGGCGCTTCGCAATTGCAAGGCGCGGCCACATCTACGGCTACTGCGACCGGCGCATTAACCATTCAAATTCAATTGGCGGCCGATGCGGTGGCGCAATCACTGGCAGCCGGTAGCCTGGATGCGCCGGTCAACCTTGAAGGCGGCGTCTCAGGTAATGCGGCGGCGACGGGTGAATTAAGCACACAAATTCAAGTGGACGCAGACGCGCAGACGATAGCAACAGCAACCGGCGCGCTGGCATCCACGGCGGTGCCGCTGGCCGGGGATGCTGTGGCGATCGCCACTGCTGCGGGCGATCTAAATACCGAAATAAAGTTGGAGGGCGCGGCGTTAAATGTTGTATCGGCTACGGGCAGTTTAACGGTTAGCCTGGAAATATCAGGTAATGCGGCTGCACTGGTTGTTGCAGGCGCTGATTTGACCACCAATATTCCATTGAATGCTGCAGCAATCGGCCGCGTGTTGGCTGCTGGTAATTTGTCTGGCGGCGTCAGCACTATCGCACAGAACCCAAATTATACGACCAAAGGATTGTGGAGGAATTACCGTGTCGCTGCCTGATACTGCGGTTTTGTCCAGCAAAGCGCCCGACGAAATCGTTGCGGTTTCGTTTGATTTTTCGCGCCTGGCGGACTCAATTGATTCTGTTGTATCCGTGGCGGTGACAGTGCATAAGGGCACTGATGCAAGCCCGGCGGCGATGATACTTAATACGCCTATTATATCTGGGACTGTGGTTTCTCAATTAATCCAGGGTGGATTGGACGCGGTTTTCTATAAAGTGCGCGCAGTAATCGCAATCGGTCAACAGCGCTATGCGTTGTCGGCAATCTTGCCGGTGAGGGCTGATTGATGGCGATTGAATTGCTGGATCACCAGACTATTATTGATTACCTGGGCGCGCAGGCTGGAAAACTCAGAAGCGTTGACGGGGCGGCCGGTCTGGCCAGCGCGTCGTCAAATATCAAACAGCCGCCGGTGGCATTTGTTGTCCCGTTGAATGATCGCGCCAGCGCAAACGCCACCGGCACAATGGTTACCCGCCAAAACAACACTACCCGCTTTGCCGTAATCGTTGCGGTGCAAAACCTGCGAGACCCGAGAGGCGACCGCGCCCGTGATGATCTGCGCATATTGCGCCAGGATATTATGGCCCTATTGCACGGCTGGACGCCTAACGAAGCATTTGACCCAATCCAATACAGCGGCGGACGCATGTTGAAATTAACCAACCAGGTGCTGTGGTGGCAGGACGAGTTTTCAACTTCTCATATTATAAGGAGTATTTAAGTGGCCAAGAAAGAACAGGCAACGCCGCAAGATTTCACAAAGGATAAGCATTGGGGAAAAGGCGGCCGGTTTGTCGTAGATCCGAAAACAGGCGAACGCATTCCAGCGGATCAATACAAGCCGCTGCCTACCGATCAATCAGATAAGGAGCTAAACAATGTCGATTAAGGCGCTTAAAAAGATTATTTTGTGCAAAGCAGAAGTCACGCAGGGCGTTGATGCAGTGCCGGTTGTCGGCAGCGACGCGCTGCTGGCGTTGAATGCCAATGTGACCCCGGCAAATATTCGTTATATCGACCGCAATGCCGCCGTACCTTTTTTTGGTAATTCGGGACAGATCAACGTCGGCGAAACGATGCAGCTCGAATATGACATTGAAATCGCTGGTGCTGGCGCGGTTGATTCTGCGCCCGGATACGCTGCCGCACTGCTAGGCTGCGCGACGGCCGAGACCATCATACCCACAACCGGCCCGGTTACCTACAATGTGGTATCCGATTCTGAAAAATCAGTTACCCAATATTTTTATTGGGAAGACCAGTTACATAAGATGCTGGGGGCTTTTGGATCGGTTGAGCTTCGGTTCTCTGAGGCCAATGTGCCATTGATGCATTTTACCTGGGAAGGAATTTATGGCGGCATTACGACTTCAGCGCCCGGATCGCCGGACTTATCGGCATTCCAGGATGCACTGGCGATGACGAAAGCAAACACCACGTTCACGCTGCACGGGTATGCCGCACCGTTGGCCAGCCTGACGATTTCACAGAACAATACCAATGTATACAAGAACCGGCCCAATTCTGAAAAAATGCATTACACCGGCCGGTCAAGCACGGGGTCTGTGACCATCGAATTGCCCAAGATCGCTGTTAAAAACTTTGTAGAGATATGCCGAAGCGGCACGACCGGTGCATTGGCGTTGGTGCATGGCACAACAGCGGGAAACAAAGTATTGATTGATGCGCCAAACGTGCAGCTCACGAACCCGCGATACTCAGAGGCAGACAATCTTGCTGAGCTGACAATGGATATGAATTTTAAATATTCAACCGCTGGCAACGATGAGTGGACATTTAAAACCCAATAACCCGCAGGAAGTACCGATTAACCGTTAAACGGATTTTTATTCATTAATTATTCGTTTTCAATATAGAAAGGAAAGTCACATGTTTAAAGTATCAAAACCACAATCAGTCAAATGGCCGGTAGAAGTGAATACCCCGCGCGATGGCGGCGGCACTACAAAAGGCACTTTTAATGTTCAGTTTCGCATTTTAGATGATGATGAGTTCTCGGGAATCTATGACCGGGGTGGAAAAGACAAGGATTTGTTGGCAGATGTATGCGTGGGATGGGATCAAAAGCTATGCGATGAAAATGGCGAACCTATCCCGTTTTCAGAAGAACAGTTAGAGGCATTGGTAAAGATCCCATACATACGCACCGCGATGGTTAGCGCTTACCTGGACTGTTCAAACGGCAGGGCCGCGAAGGGAAACTAATCGAGGCCGCCCGTCATTGGGCCAGACGGCCAGCCAGGCAGACGATAGATGATGACAAGCTGGCCGATCCGCCCGAATGGCAGGCGGCAATTGAAGCGCATGAGGAATCGATACAGAGCGGTGATGATGACGACGACGGACTGTTTGCGGTCTGGCCTGAGAATTGGGATGCTGTCGTTGTTTTTTGCAATCTTCGCAATTGCTGGCGCGTTGATTCTATGTCTGGCCGTTATATGGGGATTCTGCGAGGAGAAATTAGAAGCACGCTGCAGCTCATGCAGATCGATGAAAAAGATCACGCAACCCTGTTTGAGAAAATTATGATTATGGAAGACGCGGCGCTCGGAGTAATGAATCGTAAATGAGCAATTATGAAGTAAGCGTTCGTTTAACTGCCGATGGCCGTGGACTGGTCGGCGAGACCCGAGCCGCCAAGGAAGCCATTGGCGGCCTGGGCGATGCGTCGCGTAAAACATCGGCTGAGTCGGCATCATTTACAAGCCAGATAGACCGGCAAAATTCATCCATATCAAGTCTTAAAGCTGGGATGATTGCGGCGGCGGGCGCATATGTCTCATTTAATGCGGCAATTAATGGTGGAAAGGCGGTTATTGACGCGGCGCTTGCACAAGAGCGGCTTAATAATTCATTAAAGGTTGGTCTTGGAAGCCAGCAGGCGGCCACGCAGGAAATAAAGTACCTACGTGAAGAGGCGGACAAGCTCGGTTTGCAATTTACCAGCACGGCCGAGCAATACGCGAAATTAACAGCGGCGTCGAAAGGTACGGCGCTGCAAGGCCAGGCGACGCGGGATATCTTCTTAAGCATTGCCAAGGCATCCACAGTACTGGGACTATCAGCAGACCAGACCGGCGGCGCATTGACCGCAATTGAACAGATTATATCCAAGGGCAAGGTGTCGGCCGAAGAGCTGCGCGGCCAGCTCGGTGAACGTTTGCCTGGGGCATTCCAGATTGCAGCGCGTGCAATCAATGTCACCACCGCCGAACTAGATGAGATGCTGAGCAGAGGGCAGCTAACCGCCGAACAATTATTGCCAGCCCTGGCCAGAGAGTTGGAGAACACATACGGTGCGCAAGCGCAGGAAGCCGCGCAGGGTTTAAATGCGCAGATTAACCGGCTGGACAATGCTTTCACCGACTTAAAGCTCGCGGTCGGCGAAGCTGGAATAATTGATATGTTTAGCGATGCTGTGATTGGCGCAACCCAGTTTATAGGCATTACGGCACAAGTTATTCAGCAGCTCAGAGGCATTGCCGCAGAGGTCAACAAAATTCCCGGATTGGGCGCGGCCGCTTCCAGTGTGACACCTGGTAATGTAATCAAGGCTGTGACCGGTAACAATATTCTTGGCAATATTGCTTCCAGCGGCATATTAGGGCAAATATTTGGCAAAGAGGAGCGCGCAGAAGTAACCGCAACAACGCAGGAACTGGAAAAAGCCGAAGAAGTAATCAACCGGATTATCCGCCCAGGTGCGAAACCTGAGCCGCCAAATGAGTTCATGGCCGCGCTCAAAAAAGAAGCCGCAGAACGTGAGAAATTGGCAAAAGCCGCGCAGCGCGAGACGGAAAAAGCCATCAAGGCTGCAGATCGAGAGGCCAAACAGCGCGTCGACTCTGCGCAAAGAGTCATTAACTCACTGATACGCGAAACAGAAGAAATAGGCAAGAACACGGTTCAAAAACGGTTGATGGCTGCGGCTGCCGAAGCTGCCGCCGCACCGACCAAAGAGCTGGCGGCGGAGATCATGGCAACGGCGCAAGCCTGGGCGCAAGCCACTGATGCACAAAACCGGGCGCTGGCGTCGCAGCGTGAGCAGGAGGAAGCGGCTACAGCCAGAGCACGGGCAGAAACGGAAGCTGCGCGCCAGGTGCAACAGGAATGGGATCGGATGTGGTCAACGGTCGAGAATACCGCCCGCACGTCTTTTATCCAGTTTGCTGCGCATGGTACTGACGCTATGGAATCTATCGGCCGGTCGATTCAAAACAGCATCATCGATCTGCTCTATCAGCTTACTGTCCGAAAGTGGATTATTAGTGTTGGGGCGTCGTTTAGTGGTGCTGGCGACGGAGGTTCCGGCTCTAACTTGCTGGACATGGCCTCAAATGGTTTTGGCATAACCAACCTATTTAGCAAGGCGGGTTCGTTTTTAAGCGGTTCGGCGGCGTCAGGTGCGTCATTCCTGGGTAATGCGACGGGCATCGGGGCATTATCATCATTTGGTGCTGGCGCTTCCGGCGCTGCAAGCTCTGGCGTGTTCGGCGCTGGCGGGTCTGCTTTCCTAGCCGGAGAAGGCACTGCTCTTGGCGCAGTCGGTGCGGCTGGAGAATTCGGGGCTGCTGCCAGCATGGGCGCAACATTTGCTGCAGCGGCAGGCCCGGCCATCGCACTGCTTGCAGTTGATCAGATTGGCAAGTTGTTGGCAAACGGACGCACGACCGGCACCTTCGTTGATAAAATCCCGGTAATAAATGGACTGGCGGGTGCACTCTTTGGTCGCAAGCCGTTTAAGCCAGACCGTCAGGAGTTGGTCGGAGACATTACGGCGGGCGGGTTTTCCGGGGTATTTAACGACAGCCATAAAGCCAAGGGCAGTCTTGCGCGCGGCTCACGCCGTGACAATATTATCGTCGATACCGATTCTGGAGAATTGCTCAATCAGTTCGGCCGCCTCAGTGAAAGCGGCATATCAAAGCAGTTATCGAACTACATCGATCCGGCAATCGAGCGCGCGCTTGAGCTTGGCGAAATTCTTGATGAAAGCATTGCCAGCACGGCCAATTCATTAACCGGCGTGGCTGATAAGCTGGGAATAAGCAAAGCCGCACTGGACGAATTCTCGTTATCTGTTGACCTTGTTTCCGAAAAGGGCGAGGCGTTATCAGATGCGCAGATCGCCCAGGTGATCGCCAATGCTGCCGAGCAGATGGCGACAGCGCTAATCCCTGAAATCAGCAACCTTGCCAATCGGGGCGAAACTGCGTTGCAGGCAGTAGTCAGGCTGAGCGCGGAATTCACGTCTCTGGAAGGCGCGTTGCGGTTGACGGGCAACGCATCCGCAGAAGCGCAGGCGCTGTTGCGATCGTTCTCAGCGGAGCAGCGTTCTGCCGCTGTTGTAATGGCCGGTGGTGTTGATGCGCTGGGCGCAAAATCTCAATACTTTTTTGATAACGTGCTAACCGATACGCAAAAATTCGAGATCGTTTCGGCTGATTTGCGCAAAGAGTTGGAAAAATACGCTGTAAGCACGATCCCGACCATAGAGCAACTGAATGCTGCGGTTACTGGTGGCAAGTTGGAGTGGGAGCAGCTTGTGGCCGCGTTGACGCTTGCGCCGCAAATCGTTCAGGCAAACCGGTTGCGCGATTCTATCAATGCTGCACTATCTTCCGCCCCGGATGCGATCGGCAACGTTGAAAATGCATTTTCAATCCTGCAACGTTCTGTCGCAGCTGAGCGCGAAAGCCTGACTAATGCATATAACGATTCGATCGCGGCTGTGAATGATGAAATCGGCAAGGTTACAGACTCTATTGGTAAGCTAAAAACATTGTCGGCCGCGCTGAATCAGACTGTAGTCGCCCTGCGGCCGATTGGACGTGACCAGGCAAAGCAACAGATTCAGGAGGCAATAAATGCCGCGCGGTCTGGGGGAAACTTGCCGGATGCGGACAGCTTGCGAGAGGCGCTAACATCAATTGCCAGAGTCGATACAAAAGGATTTTCAAGCGGCTTTGAGGTTGAGCGCGAAAGACGCCTGAGCGCAAACCTTGTGGCAGAGCTTGGCGGACTGACGGATTCGCAATTGTCGGCCGCCGAAGACCGTTTGAGCATTCTGAAGGATCAGCGCAAATTGCTTGATGAAAATTTCGATCAACAAATAGGTCGTCTTAATTTAATGCTCGATCAGGGTCAGGAACAGATTGATACCTTGAAAGGCATCGATACCAGCATCAAATCCCTGGCCGATGCGCTGGCAGCATTTAGTCGTGCTGCTGCCGCCGCTGGCGGTGGTGATGGCGGTATCAATTCTGGCGCTTCACGTAGTCGCATATCAGGCGGAGTGGCCACAGCACTGCCAACCGGACAGGGCCGGGGTTCATCGAGCAAGCCGACGCTTGAAGCCATCCAGTCGTTCGTTTCAGCGCCTGGCAGAACCCCAGAACAGGTTTACGCGGCAGCATTGAAGACCGGAGTGTCCGGTTCTGAGCTATCGACGGCGACTGGCATACCGATTAGCAGCATTAATAAATGGGTAGATTCCAAAGGTCTGCCCAGATTCGCCACTGGTGGTTTCCATACTGGAGGGCTGCGAATTGTGGGTGAGCGCGGCCCTGAACTTGAGGCAACCGGCCCTGCGCGTATTGCCAGCAATAACGACTTACAAAAGATGTTGAGTAACGATGATTTAGTTATCTCAATTCAGGAATTAATCAAGCTGATGAAAACTGACGCGAAGTACAGCAAGCGGGTTTCTAGGAAACTGGATAGATTCACCGCAACAGATGCCAGCGGGCAACCAGTGATGAAGGTTTTAAATGCAAGTTAAAGCATATATACCTATCGAAATAACGGACGCGCGATTTGTTAGCAGCACAATCGCTGAGCCCGATCCGGCCGAGCCTGAATGGTTGCCTGGCGGCACATACAATACGGGTGAAGATGTCAGTGTTATAGCCACCGACAGTCACTTGGTATTCCAGTCTCTAGTTGACGGCAACAATGGTAACCCGCCAGCAACGTCGCCAACTAAATGGATACTAAAAGGAAAAACAAACCGTTTCAAGATGTTTGATTGGAATAAAGCCACGCCAAGCGTAGGTGCATCGCCCGTGACAGTGGTGGTGCGCCCAGGCCGGGTTATAAACGCGATTACGCTTGAAGGCATAAAGGCAACAAATGCAAAGATAACGGTGCAAAATGGCATTGGCGGCACGGTCGTGCTGAGTATCGATAAAAATCTGTTAGCACGCCACGCCACCAATACCTATGAATATTTTTATGCGCCCTTTGTTTATGACGAAGTTTTGTCAACCTATGACGTGCCGCCTGTTGCTGATCCTGTTGTCACAATCACGTTGACAGACCCGTCCGGAACATGTGAGCTGGGGAGGTTCGCAACCGGTCAGGCGATCAATCTGGGTGAAGTGGAATGGGACACAGTAAGCGAGGACGAGAACAATAGTGGAGTTACTTTTGACGACTTTGGCTATGCGGAATTGAACCCCGTGCCAAGCAATCCACAGTTAGATATGGAAATAGAGCTGGAATCCAAGCGCGTTAATCGTGTGCGCCAGTTCAAGCGGCAAGCCAATGCCAAAGCTGTTGTCTGGTCGGGTATGCAGGATGTAGACGCTTACCGGGAAATGCACACGATTATAGGCGTGTATCAGCGTTTCGAGATGACCGCGCGCAATCATAAATATGCAAAATTTGATTTATCTTTAAAAGGTATCTGATATGCCAATAACGCAATTCTCCAAACCGATGTTTAATGATGAAACGCTGACGGAAGCGCAATTCAGGGATGCAATGAATCGATTCGGGGTTGATATCGACCAGGTGGCTGCGGACATGGAGGCTGGACTTTCGGCGATGAATTTGAATGATCTGAACAGCACAAGCGCTGACAGTTTTTTCATGGCATTAGCGCAAAAGACAATAACCGTTGATACCAACAAGTCTTACATGCCAGGCCACCGTATTACCGTTGCCCGCACATCTGACCCAACGAAAAACATGCCATCGCTCGTTATCTCATATAATCCAAGCACCGGTCAGCTAGTGTTTCTGCCGCTAGAGCTGAATGGGGCAGGAACTTTCTCTGACTGGTCAATATCATTTGGCGGTGCAGTGCCGACTATGGCCGACAATGAAATTATACTGGTCGGAAATAGCGGCGTTGGTTCAACTAATACTGCTATACAAAGGTACACCGCAGTACAAAAAGATACTTCCGGGGTTTGGATGTCTTACACATCCAGCTCTACGTTAGGAGACAAAATAACAATCGATAAAACTGGCGATTATGAAGTGTACAGGCATGGATCAATGACTACTTCTGGTGGACACATGGGAGCATCTTTGAACACCGCAGGATTGACAACTACATTTGTGACCAGGATGAATTCTAATCCAGATGAATTCATAATTGGATTTGGCACAACTTCGCCAACTACTCCAAATTCTTCATCAAGAACAATGCGTTTTAATGCTGGTGACGTAATAAGAGCGCACAATCATAACTCATCACCCGATTCAGCTAACGGGTTTACGCCAATTTTCTCGATCAAACGATTGGGTTTTGTTTAAGTTCTGGGAGGGATATGCGACGAATGTTGGTAAACAAACCGAACGGAGAGCAAACAATCATACCCGTGTTGGACGGCGGCAAGTATAACGATAGCGCGAATGTTTTGTGGGACGAATTGGCAGACGGGCCAATGCCTGTTGGAATAGTTTTGGGCAAAATGGCGCGACAAGGTAGTTCATTGGTTGAGTTGCAAGACTACATCCCAGCGCATCTTAATGCTGTGCTGCCGGTTACTAAAGCGGCAAAGATTGAATCCTTAATTACTTGTTATGAGGCAGAAATATATGCGTATATAGTCCATACTGAAAAGACATGGGCGGCTGATAAAAAAACCCAGGAAATATTGGCCCAAGTATTGGCAGTTGGTTCTGTCCCGCTTGACATGTACTGGCGAGATATAACCGGGACTTCAAATCCAATGACTTACGCGGACTTGCAATCACTTGCATCCGCAATCTTGGCGCGAGGATTGGTGGCAGATACAAAACTGGCCGAGAAAATCACAGCAGTAAATGCGGCTACTACATTAACGCAAGTGGACAGCGTGACTTGGTAA